GCGCCAGCTCTGGCCGGTGAGGGTGATGCCCCTGCACATTTCCATGAGCCGGTCGATGGTGGCCCGGGCCGTCATGCTGTCGCGGCTTTCTCGCGGCGTCATGCGGTCGATCAGGGCCTCGGTGTCGTAGTTGGTGGTCACTATGGTCGGCAGGTACGCCTCATAGCGGCCGTTGATGATGTTGTAGACCGTGGAGATCGCCCACTCGGTCGGCGGCTCCTTGCCGATGTCGTCGATCACGAGGAGCGGGACGGTCTTGTAGATCTTCAGGACGTCGCTCTCGCTGCCGCCGGTCGTGGAGTAGGTGCGCTTGATGCGCTCCAGCAGGTCGATCATCGTCATGCAGATGACCGGCTTGCCCTGCGCGATCAGGTGGTTGGCGATGGCAGCGGCGAGGTGGGTCTTGCCGGTGCCCGGCGGGCCCGCTATGAACAGGCCGTTGCGGCCGGGCTCCTGACGGCCGGGCTGCGGCAGCATGGCGTCGAAGCCTTCGGCGTAGCGCCGGGCGGCTGCCGCTGCGCGCTTGTTGTCGTCGGTGAGCTGGAAGGTGGAGAAGGTGCGCCGCAGGAAACGGTCGCCCATGCCGGACTCGCCGACGATGCGCTTGATGCGTTCCCGCATTTTCTTCTCCTCCTCAGCCTTGGCGGCTGCGGCCTCAGCAACTTCGCGCTCTGCCTTCTCCTTCTCGTAGGCAGCCACAGCCTCGGGACAGGTGCATCGCTCGGCTCCGTAGGGAGGCCAGAGGATGCGGTCGCCGAGCGTGATGCCCTTGTGGTAGCGCAGGGCGCCGCAGAACTCGCAGGGAACGGGCTCAGGGACTCCGGGACGGCCGGCGAGGCGCTCATCGTTGCTCCAGATCCAGTTGCCGGGGTCACTCGTCGTCGGCCGGCTTGAAGCCCTTGCCCCAGTCTCGGCCGGAGCTGTCGGGCTGTTCAGGATCTCGCTGATTTTCTGCACCTTCGTTCACCTCCTCATTGTCCCAGTAGCCGCCGTTGAGCCATGTGCTCGGGTTCGGTATGTAGCGCCCGTTCTCCCGGCGCCACTGGTCGCTCCGCTTCTGAGCGTCGACCGCCTGCATGATCCTCTCGTGGAGCTCAGCGGTGGGCTTGATCTTGTTCCACGCCTTCAGGGCGTACTGCTTGCCGGTCTTTTTCGGGTAGGCTTTCCAGAACTCGAGAAATCTGACCTCGACGAGCGACTTCGTGCCGCCGTCACTCCCCTCGTCAGAGGGGGAAGGGGGTGTATTACCTTCTCTTGTCTTATCTTCTCTACTCTGGTCTACTCTGCCTCCGGCTTTCTTGCGGCTGTTTGCCGGTCGTCCGGCGGTCGGCGTTGGGTCGTCCGGCGAGGCGTCGGCAGACGCCGCAGCAGCGGCCCGGCGACTGCGGGAGCGCTCTTTCTCGGCTTGCCGCTGGTCGATCAGCTTGCCGGCGTACTCGTACCAGTCGTGGATCTCGAGCGTTCCGTCCTCTTTTTCGTCGATCCAGCCCGCCCGGATCAGCGTTTTCGCCAGCTTTTCGGGGTCTCCGTCCCACTGAGCAGCCCGCGAGATCATGCGCGGCGTGATGTCGACGAGGCTGCCGGTCGGGGCGTTGTCGAGGGCCCACAGCCAGAACGAGACGAGCAGCCCCATCATGTGCGGCGGCTCGACTTCGAGCTGGTCAGCAGCGTCGAACAGTTTGCGGTGATCCTTGAGTGTCTGATGCACTTGCAGCCATGCCACGGTCGTCACCTCCTTTCTGTGGTCGTTGGTTTGTGGCCTGTTTTTGGTCGTCTGCCGGTCGTCCGGCGGTCAGGTTAAAAGGGAAGGTCGCCATCGCCCTCGATCTCCGTGAAGTCGCTGGAGCCCTCAGAGTAGCCCGGATCAGCGAAGTCGCTGCCGGAGCTCTGGCCGCCGTCCTTCTTGCTGTCGCAGAAGTGGACGGAGTCGACCGTGATCTCGACGGCCTTGCGGCGGTTGCCGTCCTTGTCCTCATAGCTGCGGCTCGTGAGCTCGCCCTCGACGAGGACGAGGCGGCCCTTGCTCAGGTACTTGCAGACGAACTCGGCCTGCGCGCGCCATGCGACGCACTCGATGAAGTTGGTGATCTTCTTGCCGTCCTTGGTCTTGCGGCCGGTGTCGCTGGCGAGGGTGAAGCTGGTGATCGCCGTGCCCTGCTGTGTGTACCTGAGCTCAGGGTCGGCGGTTAGACGGCCTTGGAGGCCGGTGTGGTTATACATTAGGCATTTCCTCCTTGCTGGTTATGCTGCGCGGCTGCGTTGTCGAGGGACGTGCAGATCTCGTCGTACTCTTGGCGGGTCAGGGTGGCCGGATCCTGCTTTTTGTACTTCTCCACGATCCGGGCGTTGGTGCGCTCCTTGGTCATTCCTGCGGCCTCTGCCTTCTTGTAGAGGCGTGCGAGCTGCGCGTCGCTCAGACGGCCGGAGCTCTGCCCCTGACGGCCCTGCGTGGCCTGCTGGCGGCCTCCAGTGCCGGATCCTTTGCCCTGCGCGCCGAAGTCACTGTTGTCGGGGTCGTCCTCGCCTTGGTCGACGGTGAACTTCTCGAAAAGGTAGTATTTCAGGGCGTAGGTGTGGGCCGCGCCCTTGGCCTTGGCGGGGTCATCGTTCCAGCCGACGGCGTGGACGGTGGCCTCGATGGTCTCGTCGTCGTTGTCGAGGTTCAGCCAGCGGATCGTCAGGTCGGCCTCGTAGAGGAACATGAGCTTGTCGCCGTTGCGGGTCTTGGTCTGCATGGTGATCCAGTAGACCGGGTCGCCGTTCTCGGCGTGGCGCGTGGCCTGCTCGCTGATGACGTCGAAGTCGACGCCGAGCTCGTTCATTATGGGGGTGATCTTCTCCCACACGTCGTAGATCTTGGCGTACTTGTAGCTGACGCCGTCGCTGTGCTGCTTCTTGACGATCTCCGGGCAGGCTTTCCGCATTTCGACGAGCTTCTGCCGGAGCGTCAGGCAGGCGGCTTCAGGAGGAGCCGCAGCAGCGGCCGCCTCGGTTTTCTTGGTTTCTGCCATGTCGGTGCCTCCTTACACGTCGACCGTGAAGATGCCCGGGGTCTCGTAGACGGTGACGCCCTCCACGATCTCGCCGGTCTCGGTCAGGGTTGCGATGTCGCCGGTGTAGCTGAGCAGCTTCTTCAGGTCGGCCCAGCGGGTCGACTCCTCGACCTTTACGAGCTCGCCGTAGCCGTTGGCCTTGAGCCATGGCACCAGCTTGGTCTCGTCGAGCTTGGTCTTGGTGGTGCCCTTCTTGAAGGTCAGGGTGCCGGAGAGGAGGCGGTACTTCTCCGTCGTCTTGGTCTCCTTGTGGGGGACGGTGGCGAAGAAGTCGGCCAGACAGCTCGTGAGGTACGAGGTGCCGTTCTCCATGCGCTTGCGGGCGGCGGCGACTTTCTCGTTGATGGACGCGATCTGCTCGTCGGCCAGAGCCTTCAGGCGGTCGTACTCGCTGCGCTCGTCGGCGATCTTGCGGATGGCCCAGTCGGCACAGCGGTCGTCAGTGATGCGGAACGGGGCGTGCTCGCCCTCTGCGACTGTGCCGAGGTCGACCTGCTCCAGCTCGTCCAGCGTGGCAGCAGGCAGCAGCTCGGGTTCCTGTGTGGTGGTGGCCTCGACGTCTGCCTGCTCGGCAGCGAGGGCCGCGGTGGTCTTATCGCTCATTGTTGGGCTCCTTTCTCTCGGTGACGTTGAAGGTGAGCATCACGCCGCAGGTGACAGGGGTGACACTCTCGAGCTCGATGTCGCGGCCGCTGCGGAGGTGCAGGGTCTCGCCCGGCTTCATTTCGGTGAGGTGTTTCATCTGGTACTCCTTTCTGCAAAGAAACGGTGCCCGCCTTCCTCGATGACGAAGATCTGGCTCTCGTGGAAGTCGCTGGTCACGAGGGCGGGGTTGTAGAAGTAGAGGATCGGCTCGTCCACGACGGTCTCGCCTCGGTCAAACACGGCCGCGACGGCGTCCTTGACGCGCTGCGTGGGATCCGGCCGGTTCTTGGTGTAGCTGTAAAGGGCGACGGCCTCAGAGGGCTCGACGCCGCGCTTCTCGGCTGCGTTGAGGATGCACTGAGCGACGAGCATCTGGCCCTCGAAGGACTCCCCGCCGGCCTCAGCCATGACCACGCGCTCGACGACGTCGCGCTCGGCGTCGGTCAGATGGTAGCGCACGGTGGGCTCGGTCGGCTCCACGGTCTCAGCGGCCGGGGCGGGGGTGTCCGGGATGTATGCGCCGACGGTGTTGGTCGGCGGCAGGATGTCGGTCTCCTGCTTGCTACCAGCCGGGGTGGTGAAGATCGCCACGGAGATGCCGCCCAGCAGAAGGACGGCAGCGGCCAGCGTGACAGCTCTCAGGGCTTTCCTCTTGGCACGGCGGCGCCGACGTGTTATACTTGCGGTGCGGGATCCGTATGCTGGCAGGCTGCTGGATCTTCTCGCATGGGTCGCCCGGTCGCAACGGGCGGCCCTTTCTTTTGTGTTTTCCATTGGTTTCTCCTTTCACTGAGCCCGTGCGACTGTCAGACCACAGAGGGCGTGAGTGAGGTCGCTGAACTCGGTCTCTCGGACGGTGTCAGCGGTCAGCAGCACGAGGTAGTCGTTGTCGTAGTAGTCGATCTCGGGATGCCGCTGCCGGTTTACTTCGTTTTTGTGGCGGGCGTAGGGCTCGGCACGGTTCCAGACGTCGTCAGGGATCCAGCGGTCGAGGTGATCCTCGACGCGCTCGCGCAGCTCCTCGCTCGTGATCGTGATCTCCGGGCTCATGCTGTCACCTCCTGAGTGCGCCTATCGCGTACTCGAGCGCGATGATGTCGCAGTTGTAGCGCAGGTTTTCCTCGTCGATGATGTGCAGTTTCTTCCGCTCGGCGAGAAGCTC